ATTGCCGTACAAACGATTCACCAGATACGCAAGACAGTCAACGGGACGGCGCTGCGACATCTCGCGAATCGTTCCCATGTCTGGCTTGTTCAGCGCTGGCGATGGGCGCATACTGGCGATGATACGAACGATTAGCGAGTCGATAAGTTGTTCTTCGTCTGCGTCACCTTCCTCGAAGATAGCTTCCTCGATTTCGGAGCGATCGAAGCGGCCAATCAATTTGCCAGTGTGAAGGCAATAGAGTCCATCGAGTTCGATCCCGTGAGTTTCGCGAGCAGCGGATTTGAGCGCGTCAAACGAATTAGCATCGTCTGTGATTGGTGCGAGAAGTTCAGAAATTGTTGACATGTTAGGATTCCTCTCAGTGAGGCTCAGGAATGTTCAGGAGTGATAGTCACAGCTTTGTTATTCTTGGTTGCCCAAGCAATGTGACTCAGCAACCACTTGCGATTGCCGGGCTTAGTAAAGTCAATGTCCTTTTTGTCGCAGAGACTATTCCCCGCGACAAAAGGAATCGAAATAGTAGCAACAGTGACTCTCATGGGGTCAAATCCCTTCAATTCGAGGCGGTGTGACTCAACAGCGAATCACAGGTTGCACCTTAGCACATCCAGTTTAAAATGTCAAGCACAAAATGAGTTTGTTATCTGGACTCAATTACTACTCGATTTCACATATCAAATCAGTGATGCTTTGTTGAGTCGATTAGTGCAACGATCAACCATCGCGCGCCAAGTGTTAAACAGCGGATGATTTGAATTAGCCATGAGAACTCCGAGTCAGGTTAGTGAGATTGTTATTGAGTTGTTATTAACGCCAGATTGGACTGTGCCCGACTAGCTTGGGGTAGTTGAGTTCAAAGGCGGATTTGATGGTTTGAATGTGTGAGTCTGGCATTCCCATGCGATTCGCAGGTTCACAGATATGCTCATAGTTTTGATAGACTTCAGTATCCATCGCAGCCATGGCTTCAGCCACTGTGACTCCTGGGAATATCTCTTCACCTGCGTCAGCTATGGGCAGGCTCGCGAACTCTTGAGCGATTTGCTCGTCACGACTCATGAGAGTTTCACTCATAGGTTTGTCGCCGATCTCAATGATGACTCGAAGCTGATTGCCATCGTATTTCTTCTTGTCGTATTGCTCGCCGATTCGCAGCAGCATAGTAGCAAAACTGGCGCGGCCAAGACTGATTTTCTCATCGTTGATTGTCAGCCTGCCATGCACGATTCGATCTAGGTTCATTGGTTCCACTCCTAAGCTTGGTAGTCATCGCCGGGAATTGTTTTCGGCATTTCGCGTTCCGCGGGCGAGTCAGGTTCCTCACTGCCCATCTCACTCAACATGCCGTCCAGCATGCTCCGCAAGTCATCAACGACTTCCGCCGATTTAGTTTCGCGTGTGCGCTTGTCCTGAATCGCAATCATTGCACCAGCTTCGTCGCGGCCAATGCCGATTACAAACCGATTCTTCATGCTGGCTGCACCAAGCTTCTGAACCAGCCACATGATGACCTCTTTGAGTTCGCCGACCATGTAGTCGCCTTGAGTCGTTGAGTCACCGACATTCTTGAACGCGGCATGCACAACCGTATTAGGTTTCACTGCGAGTTACTCCCACAACTGCGAGTCCACATTGTGTGCCTCTAGCTACAGTTGCGTTCCGCAGCCTAACACAACCACTCACTAATGTCAATTGTATATTCTATAACCTAGCGGGGATTCTATAATACAATCTTCTTCTTTATTCCCGTCTTGCAGTTTGAGACTCGATGCCAGTCCCGACGCCAATGTCCTACATATAGACACGACGAAGTTGTTTAGCCCCCTCGAAAAAATTCAATCAATTAATCAATCAGTGACTCACCAAGGGGGAGGGGAAAGCGAGGAGTCAGCGATGTCACGCAATCAACAGTCAGCGGCACACGAATCACCAAACTGCTCAAGCTGTTCTATAGCAGAAGACGCACAATAGAATATATATTGCATCGCCAAAGAATCGTGAGGATTGCAGTCCCGATCGAGCTTGCCAAGCCGTCGCCAGAAATCGCCCCAGCGAGTCACAGGAACAGAACAGGAACAGGACTCGGTTCATCGCAGATTTTGCACGACTCGTCGCACGCGGCTCGCAATCGCTCACGCTTTCGCGTATATCATGGGCAAGCGGGCAAGCGCGCCACGCTGCAAAGGAGTTCACCGCAATGACCAAACAGACTAACCGCCAAATCATCCTCGACTCGCAGGCAGTCATCGAAGAGACCGCTGGATTGATCGCCGACCTACCGGACACGCTCGACACGCTACAGCTTCACACCTTGAACGGACTTGCGAACCACATCGCAGATCACGCTTCACGCATCCGCTATCGCATCGGACTCATTCTGGACGGCAAGGAGTAATTGCCATGAAGCGCACCATTGATCCCACAATCGCCTCGCTCTGCAACTCTTACCGAAACCTTGCCGCGCTTTGGTACGCTCGCGCAGACGCCTTGATTGACTCCACCACGCGAGACGTTGACGCAATCCACGACGCTGTTAAGGCCGCGCGCGAATGCGAGAACAAGGCGCGGCAGCTTGAGATTCGCTATTCAACCTTGGAGACTCTGATATGATTCGCACAACGCATATCCGCCGCGCGCTTCCGCACCAATTCCGGCGCGCCATGCTGTCAAGCCGGTTTGCCCTCGCACGCGCGGAAGCCATCAGCACGCTTGCAGACGTTTTGCCCGTTGGCTGGCGCGCACGCATACGAGATCGCTTGACCCGCTGAACCCCTTCTGTCTTACTGCACTTGGTCCCACGCAGTAACTATCCACTTTCGGGACTCACAACCAACTGGAGTAACTCACATGACTGAACAGACCAACACCACCGCCACGGACTCCGCGAAGGAAGCCAAAGCGAAGACCGTTCTTGACGATATGGCATCGCGCCGCATCTTCGATTCTGTTGATGAAGCGACCGCGTACATCAACAAGTGTCAGACCGACTTCACCGATTTCAACGGCTACCCTGTCGCGGCTGTCGGATTCACGGACGACGGTGATTTTGATCCTGAAGTCTATACTGATGAAATGCGCATTGCTGTGTCTGTGCTGACTCAGCGCGGCGAAGGTCCGAACAGTTCGACCGTTAAGGCTATCGTGATTTATCCGACTCCCAAGATCGAAGCTATCCTTGCTTCGGACGCTGGCACTAGCTGGCTGACTTCGATCATGGAAAAAGAGCTGAATCACGTTGCAGTCCGCAACCTGCGTAAGGCCGACGACCCGAAGATCGACAATGCGCCGACCTTGGCCGAAGCTATCGAGTCCATGCCCACGACCATTGCGGACTTCATTACATCCAGCCGTGAATCGTCCGGCGGCATTCTGGAAGTCTACAACTCGCTGTGGCAGCTTATCAAGAAAGCCCTCGGCAAGAAGTTCAAGGCGTTTGCGCTGGCGAATCTCAGCAAGAAGGAATTGCGTAAAGGCATTGAGTCGGCCAGCTATGCCTCTACGATTTACCCGCAGCTTGAGGACCGCACGAACAAGGCGGGCGAGAAGGCATCGTTCTTCGAGATCGCCGGCAACTTCGGAATCCTGCTGGCGAAAGAACAGGGACTCGACCCCGCGTTCTTCGAGAAGGCGCTGGCCAATCGCAACGAAAAGACTATCGAAGTCAGCGACGATGAAGACGACTTCGACATGGAAGCGATGGCCGCCGAACTGTCGAAGCCCAAGGAAGAGACTGCCGAGTAACTCACAAGTGAGGGGTCGGCGACTCGCTGGCCCCTCATTCTTGCCATCCGTTAACCTTTTGTTAACAAAAAAAATCGCCTCGCTTCGCTCGGAGTTATAGAATGCCCTAGTCGGGCATGAGTTGGCGTTATCGGCATGGCTATGGGTACGACTCATATCTATACCTATGATGCTATCTCGTGAATGTTGACTCGCTGCGCTCGGCGTTGATTGGTGCTCCTCACTCTCGTTCGTCGTGTTCAATTGAATCAGCTTCGCTGATGAGTTGTTTGTTTGGCTCGCCTCGGCGGGCAGGAGGCAACGTTGAGTCAGACTGAAAAGTATTGAGGGGGGCGGGGGTATCCCCCCATCGAGGGCCGAGGCTCGCGCTCTTAATATGGACCCCACAATGCCGAACAAAAAATTTCAAATTCCCAGTCCCGATGACTCACAGACCGAGGGGTGATAAGACTTGACAGCCAGGGGTGGGCGTAGGAAACTGAATCTGTGAGTGGCAGCACGAGAGAAAGCCCATGATGTTGGTGAAGAGAATCGAGTCCTATTGTGATCTTCTTGGCTGGGGCTTTGCCAGATTCGGCAGGGAGTTTTTCAACGATCCTAATCTTTGGAGGGAACTCCGAAATGGGAGGACTCTCGAGGAAAGGAATCGTAAGAAAATCGAACGGATTTTAAAAGAGAAAGGGCTGTAGATGGTTGAAGAGCGGTATAGGAATTTCGATTCCATTTCTACGCAAAGCTTGGATTGTGTGGCGGCGGTGCCAAGTGATTCCGTGACTCTTCCGTATTATCCAAAAGCACTGTATATCGGCGGTGCGGGAAACCTTGCGGTTACGATGCAATCCGGCAATGTGACGTTTGTGGGACTCGCAGCAGGGTCTATTCTGCCTATCCGGCCATCGGCGATATTGGCGACCGGAACCACTGCAACTGATATAGTGATTCTTTATTAAGATGTACACAATTGAATCTCTCAGGAGGATTCTTGACCGCGAGGTGGAGGAGATCCATTTGACAGTTGCGAAAGCAAATGCCATGGGACTCGATCTTGAGGTGATAGCAAATTCTGTCGGCATTCCGCACCACGAGATAGCGGAGCTTATGGATTCCCAGGATTATAAAGACGTTAGACTCCTGGTGGGTTCACAAATGCTGACTGACCGAGTCGAGCGTGATGGCGGCTGGGACGGAATCGAGAATGAAGCACTCAAGAAGCTGGCGCGGAAAACATCGCTTGAGAATGACACAGATACCCTTCTCCGAATCGCAGCTGTTGCCAACCGTGCTACGCGCCGAACTGCGCCGCCGAAAGAATCCGGGCCGCTTGATCCGTCACAGGCAGGAACGCGAGTCCCGCTTACGCTTACTAGGCGGTATACGGAGAAGCTGAACGGCGATGGGAAGCTGGTTGAGCGGAGCGAGACTCAGCAGATAAGTGTGCTGGACGGAAGCGCTGTGAATCCCAAGTTCGAGGATGTTAAGCGGCTTCTGGGTGGGGGTCTGCGGAACGCAATTGCCGGCCCAGACGGTTCCCTGAATGGTTCCCTCATCGATTCTCCCGCCCGCGCAGCTACCCCAAGGGTAGCGAGTACGAGTGAGCAGTACATTGAGAGAATCGCGAGCGCGGAAGAGAAGCCGTTCAGCATGGATGAACTTTTAAGGGCGGCCACCCGCCGCAAATCGTAGAAAGTAGGAGTGAGTCACAATGGCTTTGGATCTTTCATTCGGGGGCGACAACGAATATGTCGCCATGGCGCAGAGGGCTGCTGAGAGTTCCGGCGGTCCGAGTATCATTGCGAGTCTATTAGACGCGGTGGGCATTGGCCGCCAGAAAGCCAAAGAGCCGAAGAAAAGTGAGTCAAAGACTGCCGCACAGGCTGTGCCGGCGGACCCGATCCTTTTGCCTGGTGCTGGCGGAATCAACAGTTTCAGCAATCAGCCGATTACGGCTTGGGGGCAACAGTATCTTGATTCGTTGAAGCCGCTCGTTCAGTTCGACCCAACTACCCTGGGAAGATAACGAGCAGTGGAAGCGTTTGATTCTCTTGATAAGCTAGACACTGAGTCGAGATCGTCAGAGCAATTTGCGGCGCGCCCAGATACGATCGATGCAGTTGCGAGTCAAGGAGAGATCATCGAACGCCTGGAAAAGGACGGGGAGTTTTTTATTGAGTTTTTCTTGCATGAGGAACTCACAAGTCCTGTTCCATATTTTCATTCGAGGGAAATATGGCCGCTACTTACTGATACTGCGATGCAGCGAGTCCTACTGGCGATCCCAAGAGACCACGCCAAGACTACGCTTTCGAAGTTAGCGGTGGTGTGGTATTTCTTATTCACGAATCACCGTTTCTGCGTTTATCTTTCGAATACGAATACGATCGCGAAGAACGCCTGCAAGGATATCATGGGATACTTTGCGAGTCAGAATTTCATCGCTACTTACGGGAAGATTAAGATTCTGAAGGAGTCCGAAACTGATTCGCTTTGGATCTTTGAAATTCCAATGCGGGACGGCAGAGTCAAGAAATGCATTTTACGTGCGGTCGGCGCAGGGCAACAGATGCGCGGAATCAATATCGACAACCAGCGCCCAGACATTGCCGTTGTGGATGATGTCGAGGATAACGAGAACACAGACTCCGAGATTCTGCAAAAGAAGCTAGACAAGTGGATCTTCGGTCCATTTATCAAGGCACTCGCGCGGAGGAAGAAAATTATTTGGCTCGGCAACATGCTACAGAAAACCAGTTTGCTTTCTAGGTTGTCGATTCGTGAGAACTGGAACCCGGTTGTTTTTGGTGCGATTGTCCAGGACTCACAAACTGGAGGCTTTCGCCCGCTCTGGCCTGAGCGTTGGCCGATCGAAGAGTTAATTGAGGATTTTCAGGAGTACGTAGAACTGGGTCTTGTTGAGACTTGGATGTGCGAAATGATGAATATGCCAGGTCACGGCGTGGACGGATTCACGCAGGATCAGGTATTGTACCAGCCGATTCCTGAAATAGACAATCTGTTGGCAGCGTGGCTTGTTTTGGATCCCGCGTTTGGGGAGAACCCAACCAACGATGACTCATCAATTACTGTTCATGTCTTGCCGCGCGATGGCCCGCCGATGGTGGTTGAACATTGTACTGGCAAGATGAAAGAGTCGGAGCTGTTTGACAACATGGTACGACTCGGGCAGAAGTGGAATGCTTGGGTTTGGGGGATTGAGGCGGTAGCAGCGCAGCGGGTGTTGATACCATTCTTTCAAGTCCTGTTAAGTACGATGTTGATGAATCATAGGGTCGAGATGATCCCACTTATGGCTGGCAAGGGTGACCCCAAGGTGGCCCGAATTAGGTCGTGGGTTGGACTCATGGCGAAAGGAGAATACGCCGTTTACGAAGGAGCGGCGGAGATTACGACTCAGCTGCTTGGGTACAACATGAAGAAGAAATCCAATCGGGATGACTTGATTGATTCATGCGCTTATGGCCCACAAATGCTGTTGATGTACGAGGGATTACTTACGGCCTCATTCGTCCAAGGCGGACTGGACATTGTGCAACCAAGATATGGAATAGGAATTACAGATGTCTAACTCGGATGAAAGAATCAGTCATGCGCAGTTCACACTGCCGAAGCCGCAAGTGCACGCGAGTCATCCATTCAAGGATCAGCGGAATCACGATAGCTTGATGGAATATTTGAAGCAACGACTTCAGCAAGACAAGAGCAGTCGTGATTCGCGCATTGCACGCTACGCTCAAATCGATCGAGATGTCGCTGCCTGGATCAAGTTGGACGAGCAAGATCGTGAGCGCAAGGCCAAGCATGAAAGGGATGGGAGTCCCCAGCCGACGGCAATTTCCCTGCCGCTGACTTGGGTGCATATCGATGATATGATGACTTATTATGCTCAGACGTTTGCACCGAATCGGGGGATGTTCTACCACACCGCCGGCAAGGACATGACCGAGACTGCGACTCAGCTGGTTGCGCTGATGAACAATCACGCGATCTACGGGTCATATTATCGGCACCTGCTGCGCAGCATCTTCAATATTCTGAAGTACAACATCGGCGGACTCGGGGCGACTTGGGCTGTTGATTACGGACCGAAGATCATTGCCCAGCCGGACGGCAGCGCGTCGCTTGGGAGTCAGCGGATCTTCGCTGGCAACAAAATCCATGCCTTCGACATGTACAACTTGTTCTATGATGCGTCTGTAGAACCTAACATGTTGCACAAGGATGGCGAGTGGTTCGCTCACGCGGAAATGAAGAGTCATTACTGGCTGAAGAACAAATGCATGGAAGAGACGTTCTTCAACTGTGAGTCAATTCTAGACGCTGACAACACGCAGTTCCAGTGCTCGTATTACCGCGATCCTCCGCTGGAGTCCAAGATCACCGACGCTTACTCGGATACAAGCAGCGGGGGCGCGCTGAATTGGTTTGCGTTCATGAGCGGGAGTGACAACACGCTGGTGAACAACGCCTTTGAGTTGGTGACGATGCATATCAGGATTAATCCGAATGATTTCGGGCTGATTCAGGGGAATAAGGCAACCAAAGATCAGCGGAACCGCTACGAGATTTGGCGATTCACGATGCTCAACGGAGAGAAAATTATTGGCGCGGATTATATGCCCAATATTCACAATCATTTGCCGGCGTATTTCGGGCTTCTCAACGACGATGGGATGCGCGAGGCCGCCAAGAGTTCGGCAGAAATTCTGAATCCTTTGCAGCAGTTCAGCAGCTTCTTGCTCAACGCGCATGTGAAAGCCAATCGTAAGAATCTGTTCGGCACAACTTACTACGATCCATCGCGACTCAATATGAGCGCGGTGCCGAAGGGAGAAGTTGCAGCCGAGGTACCGATTCTGCCGCAGGGCTACGGGCAAGATATCCGGACGATGATTTATCGGGATTCACAAATCCTGGACACTAAGCAGACGCTGCAAGATTTGCAGTCCATGCTGGGAATCATTGATCAGTTCTTCCCCACCCAATCTTTGCCAAGTCAAATTGCTGGAATCGATCGTGCGATTGATAGCCAAGTTGCGGCGGTGCAGCAAGGGTCGAATCGGCGACAGCATAAGGGTGCCAGACTCATTGATGATACCATGATGCGGCCGCTGCGATTCTGCCTATACTACAACATCGTACAGTTTCAGGAAGATGGGCAGGACATTTCTGACTTCTTCAGCGGCGCTAGCACGAAGATAAATTTGCAGAACCTGCGGGATTCCAGTATCATCGATTTGATCGGCCAAGGACTCAAAGCAATTGACCGTCAGCAAGTGGCGGGCTTGCTCCAGCAGATCATCTTCGCGCTGATTCAGGCTCCCGCAGCTGCCCAGGGAATTGATCTGCTCTCCTTGCTGGACTTCTGGACTAGCATGTTGGATATCGATACCAATATGAAGCAGTTTGCTTTGACTCCCGAGCAGCAAATGGCGGCGGGGGCGGAACAGCCGGTGGATCAGTCTGGGAATCCTATCAGTCCGGCCAATGATCCCGCCCGGCTAACCTCGCCGCTGTACGGATGATTCGTTTAACCCCGGAAGCGGCGGCAGACCGATTTCGAGAGGACGAACGTGAGTCCATCGCAGCTGCACTTGATATTCTGACTAATGCAGGTTTCTGGAATTTCTGTATCAGCGAGAACAATCGACTCTTGGTAGAGAGCATGCAGGATGAGAGTCCTGAGGAACTCGCTAAGAGGATTCTCGACAACAGGCAGACTAATCGGGTTCTTCTTTCGATCCCTGCCCAAGCACTCATAATAAGAGGAAATACTAATGCGTAAGATGAATCGTAAGTCGCTGTATCTGAACCCCGCAGTTCGGATGGCTCGTTACAAGAATACTGAAGGTGAAGGCGGCGCGACTCAGGATGGCGGCGCTGATAACTCGGGCGGAAATGCCGACGGCGGCGCGAGTGGCGCAGGTGAGTCCAATAACGATGGACAGAACTTCGACGCAACTACATTCTGGGGGAACTCGGATGGCGGCAGCAGTTCTGATCCTTCAGGGGAGTCTGCACAGAACGGCGGCAACGACGAGTCGGGGTCTTCGGGCGGAGGGCTTCAGCAAATCCTGACGGGGCGGCTGGAGTCAATGACATTCGGGGACCCCGTATTCACTGATGAGATTGCGGAGCAGATCAACGCGGGAAATTTTGAGGGTGTCGAGGCGCGAATCCAAGCGCAGATGCGGAACAGTGTCCGGAACGCCCTCTCGATGATGGTATCGATTCTGAAGCCGTTCAGCGAGCAGCTGACACAGCAGATGCGGGGCGAAATGAATTCTACATTCAGCAGCCGCGACGATTCCAGTGCACTCGAAACCCTGTTTCCCGCCGCGAAAAATCCCGCGGTACGTCCAATGATTCAGAGCATCTACACTCAGGCGCTCAAGAATACAAGGGGCAACCGTGACAAAGCCGTGGCTCAGACCAAGGAAATGCTCAAGTTCGCTGCCGACGTGAGTGCCGAGGACTTGGACATTTCAGTGAATCCTCGCGGGGCGGGCGATGAAGGCCGTCCTCAAACTGCAACTAACTGGTTGGACGAATTGACTGTCCGCTAGTATCTTTGATAAGGAAAATCGCAATGGCCGTTCAAGGCATCTTTGCTTCGAATCAGGGAATCGTCGGTGAACGCGCTGGCGATTTCTCTGCCGCAATTCTGCGGATTGATCCAACGGGGAATGCCCCGTTGCTGGGGCTTACTTCTGGAATGCCGAAGGAATCGGCGACGGACACCACGTTCACCTGGCTGGAAGATGGGCATATCTCCGGGCGGCAGGCGTGTGTGAGTGGCGGAACCGGCACTTCGGTGGTTGTCGATGACGGCAGCTTCTATACGCCGAACACGATTCTGCTGGTCGAGGAAACCGGCGAGCATCTTTTCGTGACTGCTACTGCTGGCAACACGCTGACGGTGATTCGCGGACTCGCAGGTACGACTGTCGTGGCGATTACCAATGCACATCACACGCAGAAGATCGGCAACGCTTTCGAAGAAGCCTCCAGTATGCCGACTCCTGTGACTCAGCAGGGGCATCCGCGTTTCAATTTCACGCAGATCTGGCGGAACGGCTGGGCGATTTCCGGCACCGCGAAGGCCGTGAAATTCCTGACCGGAAACAAACTTGCCTACAACAAGCAGATGTGCGCAACGTATCACGCTGAGGATATCGAGCGCAGCTTCATCTGGGGCAAGAAGGCGCTGACTACGCTGAACGGAAAGCAGTTCCGACTCACTGACGGGATTATCTCCCAAATCGAGCAGTTCGGCGGGCTGGTGGTATCCGCGAATTCTGGCGGCGCAGGCCAGTTGAGTCGCGGGGACTTCGAAGATTTCATTCAGCAGATCTTCTCCTACAACGTCAAGGGCCAGCCGAACGAGCGAATCAGCTTCTGCGGCAATATCGCACTCAAGGCGATGCAGCGCTGGGCGTGGCTCGACGGCACATATGAATTGTCCCAGAGCGAAACCAAGCTGGGCATCAAGGTCAATGAGTTCATCACGCCGTTCGGCACCCTGAAGCTGATGACTCATGCGCTCATGAACGAGAATCCCGTCTGGACGAAGGAAGTCTATGTCCTTCATCCGGGCGCGATCAAGAAGCGGGTGCTGCGGGATACGTTCCCGGAGAATTACGACAAGAGCGGGCGCGGAACTGCCGGCGTTGATGCTGATGAAGGTGCCATCACGACGGAAGGCGGGATTCAGGTGGGTGCTGCCAAGGTGATGGGCATCTATCGGAACATCACCACCGGAATCGCCACGACGTAATTCCAACAATTTCAGTGAGGGACTCGCCGCTTGCAGACCGGCGCTCTTTCTCTGAGTCAACTAGGAAAGCAGACATGACTGACAAATTAAATGTGCTCGGCGCGATGTTGACCGCGGGCAAGATCACGACTCAACCGCCGGAATCAGAAAAGCCGGCCGCCGAGCAGACTGAACAGCCCGAGCAGCCGATCGTTGAAGGCGAGCGCGCTTGGACGAGTCATCCAGTTCCCAACTACATGATCGGACGATTCAAGTTCGAGAAAGGGGTTCTGAAACTGAACGATCCCGCCGACATCAAGGAGTTCGAGAACTATCTCAATGACAAGAATCTGCCGGCCTCCGAGAAGAATC